GATCTACAGAAAATGTTTGTGGCACAGCTTGTAACTGCACCACTTTATTCATTTCTTCTCTGCTAGCACGTTTGCCCTTAGCCGCGTAACCCGCGTTTGCAAGCGCACGGCCGATCGCTGAAGTCTCACAGTTTTCCAATGCAGAAGTTGAATTAACACCGCGATCAGAAATGCTCTCACTAGCAAGTCCAGTCGCGCATGGTTTCGCATCGGCTTCCGTTTTATATAATTCAGCACTAACAATGTATCTAGTGTCTGTGGCCTGCTCAATCTTTGTTGCCACTCTTCCATCTGGGTAATCCTTCCACCATTTTTCTAATCGGCTTTCAACTGTTTCATATTCTGCCAGGTTAAATGCCATTAGTCTTTCCATTCGTATCTATCGTCTGACATGGCATCTGTAATGGTTTTAGCAATACTGATGTAGGCCAAACAATCTTCGTAATTGTCAACGATCGTAGGATCTTCAGCTTGCCGGCTGATCTTGACCAACGCCATACAAATTGCAACTTCGTTTGATTGGATTGGATAACCCAAATATGCACTCCACAGTTCGGCAATCCTCTTGTGGTTTGTAATTGGATGCCCATAGCTGACACCTCGCGCATGAATAGTTTTGATAACATTATCAAATAACTTCTCAGTTGTTGTTGTCATAAGTTTTGTTTTCTGAAAGTGATCGGTGCGACTTCCAACCCTCAGCTCTGCCAACCCAATAGCCTCTGTCAAAGGCTTTATCCATTATCTTTGTTATTGCCCAATAACCTATTATTAAACCTAGCATGCAATAAAGCCATAGCCAGGGTGTTGTTGTCATTATCATGTAGCCCTACTTTCCATACCACAATTTGTGGCATAGCAATAGTGTCGCACTTGTGTACGACTTTGTGGATTATTTAGGGCGTTGTTTGTATAACGATTAGGTAACGATGTTACCCGTAATACCGCCCGAAAGCTGTAAATGAGCCATCCTTATTGATCGGCACTAACGTGGGTGTTAATGTCTTTCCTACGGCTTCTAGTATAGCAAAGCCCATCTGCCAATTCGCGCTTCCATAGCGTATATAAGAGGCTTTTTTTCTGTCCATTAGATTGCCTACCTCAACACCGTATAAGGGCCTGTAATGGCTTCCTATGGCTTCTGTATAGGCACTCATGCCTAGTCTATGGCTGTGTCCACATATGACCGATTTGCCCCATTTTTTAGCAAGGTTAAGGGCTGTGATACCTGCGTGCTGGCTCATGCTGCCCTCATCGCCATGTGCTAATACCCAGCCAGGGTAGAATTCATAAGCTGTGCGATAGTAATCAATGCCCATGCTAGCAAAGTCCATGAACTTAGGATATTGCAGCTCTGGTAAACCTATAAGGCCCGGTGCTTTTAGTAAAGTATTGTAAAGGCGATCAGTATGATTACTGCGGATAACACTAGCCTTCTTACTGTATTCGGTAAGATCCCATAGAATATTTTGACAAGCTGCACGATCCTTGTTAAGAGTCTGACTGTAAGCCAAAGGTGTGCCATCGGCCCATTTGCTAATTGTTTGGAAGTCAATCTCATCCCCAACACATAGAACCTCATCAAACTTCTCACGTCTTGCCAACTTGATGACGTTCTTAACAGCCTGCTCATGATGAAAGGGAACTTGTAAATCTGATATTACTAGCCAACGCTTAATCGTCATCTTCTTCTGTAGGATCAATACTAGGTATGATGCCGCCATCACCAATAACCCAGTCTGGCATAGTCGCTCTATCTGATACAAAGTACAATGCACAGCTCTCAGTAAAGCCAGCCTTACGTGCAGCCTTGTAGATCTCGTTCATCGCAATATAATGCTGATCTAATTTAGATAATGGCTCTGGCGACTTACGCACTATGCGTTTAATATATTTCTTACGCTTACGCCTTGTATCAGCCATACTATAATTGTCGCTTAACTATTAAAGAATAAAGATCATCGACACGCTCTTCAAGTCTCGTGCTTTTTTCATCAATGCGAGATATAGCATCATACAAACTAGATCCGCTATTAGGTTTAAGCTCTATTAAATAAGATTTAATAACCCAACGTAGAGCCACTAATAAACTTGTTAATACGGCGCATACGCCAACGGCTAAAGCGACCCATTCGCCGGGTGTCATGCTTCATCTGCACCGAGGCCATAAGCATCATCGGATTTATCTAAAGCCCTAGCTGCTGGGCCTGCAAGTGCGGCCACTACCACTGAAATAACTGGGTCAAGTCCTAGCTCATTACTTGCTAAGAATGTTAAGAATGATACAAGCACACCCCTAAAATATGATTTAAGTATTGCCTTCTGCTTATTGCTTATTTTCATATGTTACCCCCTAGTAGTGGTATATCAAACGGCTTGCTATCTTTATTGCCTAACTTTGTAAAGCTGATGTGCATGTGCTTTGTGTGTTTGTTATAGCCCTTGTACTTACGCCACTTAAAATTAAGTATCTTGCTAGCGATCATGCCATTATGTATTACGTAAGATATGCGCTTATCGGTTTTCGCACAGATTCTGATTTGGTCAGCCAAATATACTGAGAGCCCCTCGGATGAATCCAAGCGAGAATCCACATCAATGGCTCGTACACACCCATCTGTATCTGGATTATGATCCGATTTTGTGGCGGAATGACGAGCATCACCCAGCCACCCATCAGAGGTAGAGCGACGATCTGGGTACCAGGTATCAATCTGATCTCGTAGCTGTACACCGCCTGCACATAGCCATGGTTTCATTTGCCACACTTCCTCAAGATTGTACTATAAACCTAAAGCCCTTAAATCATCAGTAGTTAAACCAAGTGCGGCAAGTTTTGCTTCAACTACATCCCTAGCCTGAGCCTTTATTTTAGCTTCAACTTTTCGGTTGATTTCAATTTCTTGGTCAATTTTTTGCTGATCTTTTTCAACCTTGTTTAATTCACGCTCTACTGTTTCACCAGTTTCAACATTTACTATTAACTTACTCATTATGATACCCCGTATAATCTAATAGAAGTGTCTGCTGCATTTGAAAAAGTGCCACTACCAGCATTGAAAATATCAATAGAAGATATGGCTGTTGTAGTATCAAAAGTTCCTAAAACATTAAAAAACATTTCTGTTGGACCGCTGTTTTGTGTATAGAGTTGATATTGATAAACTTTAGTTTTTGTTGTGCTTGCATAATTATAAATTGTTAAAACACCTGACGGATTACTTTCTAAAGCAGCAGATGTAGGTGCATCAGAACCAAACGGCCAATTTCCAATAGTTGCTGCTCTGCTAATATCTGCCCCAGTCCAAGTTGCAAATTGTAAAGTAGGTTGAAATCCAACATACTTTCCTTTATAAATGCCTGCTGTGCTGTTGTTGTTAAATCTAATACCGAATGCTCCGCTTGAACCTGAATTAGTAATTCCGTTATAAACCAAAACTAAATCTTTGTAAGTTGACGGGATTGATGATAAAGATAAACTTCCCAAAGCACTTGCAACTGTTTCTGATATTAAGGTTATGCCACCACCAGCAGCGGGTGTAGCCCAACTTGGAATACCACCTGCGACTGTTAGAACTTGTCCAGTGCTACCAATTCCAAGTCTTGCTGGTGTAGATCCACTTGAAGAATAAATACTATCGCCTGTAGTTGTCATTGGGTTAGTCATGCCAGTTGTATCTACGTTAGCCCACGCACTGCCTGTGTAATATGTTGTTACATTTGTATCTTTAAGATAAGCAAACTGTCCTTCTTGTGGTGATGTAATTGCTGAATCTCTAGCTGCTGCACTTGCAAAGACTAAAATGCCTTGCATCAAATAACCATTAGTGTCGGCTGCAGTCAGCACCTCACCAGTTGTAAACGTCTTAAAACCTAATCCTGCTGCCATTTGTACTCCCTAGTAACTTAGGACATTATAGTCTAAAGTGCCATAAATCGTATCATTTAGGATAAATGCGTCTATGACTGGCTCTAATGTCGTGAACGTAGTGCGCCAACTATTCGGTGATATATTCATGCGTACACCGAAAATCTGTAATGTTTTTTCTAAGGTAGATCCGCCTGGCTGTGTAGTAATTACCTTTATAGGATCAAAAAAGTCTAGGTCTAGGGCTGCAATTATGCCTGTGTTGTAGTTAGAGGTGTATAGGTCTAAAACTATGGAATCTACTCGGATGCTAGTCTCAGCTCTACTAGCCACATACGCCTGTGAGTAGTCAAGTGCAACAGAATCGCTCTGCATTAAAAGGTTGTCTAAAAAGTAGCTGTGTAAAAAATACTTATCTATGCTTGCCTGATTTAAAGCTACCTGTGCGCTTCCACCTAATCTAGTAATGGTGGCTTTGTTAAATATGAGCACATCGTTAAGAATCCAACTAGCATCAAAATAAACTATGCCTGTGCCATTATCTGCAAAGACTGTAGGTGTGCCGCCAATAGATCCTGCAGTTACGTCTCTATCTTGAAATACAAAAGAGCCACTAGCATCTACATAAAGTGCGCCATATTCAGAAGTGGATACTGTGGTAAGAGCTGCTAAGGCTGTGCGGTTAGTGCCGGGATCTGCCTGCATAGTAGTTAGCCCTGCATCTACATCACGCATAGTTGCTGGCCAGTCAATTTCGTCTAATATCTTGTTAACACGTGTGCCAGATAATTGTCCAGCGGTAGCATCTGTAACTGTGCTGATCTGTGCTACCTGCGCTAATCTAAAAGCATCTACAGCTTGTATAGTTGTTATTGCTACATCCTCGCCTGACTCACCTGGGTATGTAGTTACATAGCTTGTAATGAATCCAGAAAATATAGGATATGTTACTGATGAGTAAGTTGCAGTAATCTGCACCTTCTTCATAGGTGTTAATAAATTGTAATATGGGCCAGTAACATTCTGCGGATTAAAGTCGCCATTCTGATCTGTTATGCGTAATGTGAGTGCGCCTGTCTGAAATTGATCTGATAGTGCAGTACGGCCTCGGTTAGTCTCTATGCGGTTAACTTGATTAGATACATCTACAATTACAGATGCTGAATCACCTAATATATTTGTGTTTAATATGCCTGTATCTAATATCATAGCCTGAGCAAACGATGGCCCAGTGCTAAAGTTAATTACTGCATTTATTACTGGTATTGGCATTATGGTAATTGCCCTGCGCCAGTAGTGCTATATCCACTACGGCCAGCGACTTGGATGCTTTCGGCTACTAACTGTGCAAACTTATCACCAGATGGTGAGTCAATTCTTACGTTTACATCTAGTGATCTATTGCCAGATTCCCTAGCTCTTTCTGTTGCTATTTGAGATACGTTCATACCAGCATAAGAAGATGATCCGACTAACTGTGTTGCTAAATCTTGGAAATAACCAGCTGGCTGTGATGGTAAACCAGGTGCGCTCACAGTTGGTGCAGCTGAAGTTGGCGTACCAAATTGCTTGTTAATAGTTTCTATTTGTGCATTGATTCTATTAATTAAAGATCTAACTTGAACTAATGCAAACTCTGTAAGACTCTTACCAGCTGCTGCCGCTTCTGCTGCTAATTTCTTTAGTGCGTCTGCTGCTTCCATCTCAGCCAAATACTTCTTAGCCAAAGCCTCGTTATTGTCTAAGATTGCTAATTGTGCCTTTAGGCGTAACTTAGTCTCTTCATCGGTTGCACTGTTTAAGGCTGCGTTTATACCTATGCGCTCTAAGTCAAACTTTTTGCGTAATTCTTCTACATTCTTATTTTCTAAAGCGTTTTTCTTTTGTAATAGTGCTAATTCTGCTGCTTTTGCTTTTGCTAATTTATCCTCAGTTTGGAATCGCTTTGCATCTATACGACCTGCGCTACGTTGCTTATTGGCTGGCAAAACTGCTGCTGGCGCACTCATTCTGCCTAGACGTTGCAGTAATCCTATTGCACTCATTTCGTAAGAAAAAGTTATTAATTGTTTTAGCCCAGGTAGGTTTGCTATTGTTGTTATTCCGCGACCTAATTCTCCTATACCACGTGTTACATCGGCTATGCCTTTAGCAAGTTCGGTCATGCTATCTGTAAAATTACCTATGCTTTTATCATTACCTAAATTAGTTAAAGCATCTACTAAACCTTTACCTATAATTTCTTTAGCATCGGCAGACGCGACTGTAATAAGACTCATTTTGCCTGCAAAAGTTTCTAATCTAGCTGCTGCCTGACTTGCAAACTTAGCATTTAACTCTTCCATGATTTTGTTCATGTCGCCACTCTTTAATGTGGCTTTGCTTATACCTGCGCCTAGTCTGCTAAGACCTGTGGTGTTGCCTGAAAATCCTCGTGTTAATGCTGCGCTAACTTCACTAAGTGATCTACCTGTGGCTGCGCTTACGTTAAGTGCTGTTTGTAATGCATCTTGACTTTTAGTTATTGATCCTGTAGCTGTAAGTAATTGCTGAAAGGCTGGGCGTAATTCATCATCTAACACGCCATATAACCCTTGTAACCTTGCTATATATTGCTCTACTCCAGGTGCTGAAAATGCAAAGCCTGTATTACGTAATTGTACTTCTAAAGATTTTGCGGCCTTTTCATCGGCCATAAATGCAGCAACGGCTTTCTTTCCATAATTGGCTAATGCAGCTGCACCAAAGGTAAGGCTTAAAGATTTTGCTACACGGTTAATACTTTTATCAAAAGAAGATAAACTCTTCTGACCTTTTTTTAATCCAGAGTTATCCCACGTGGATACGGCTGATACTACTAAATTGGCCATTACGCAACTTTCCTTAATTGAGTATCTTTATTAAATCTAATTGCTACAGCTTCTATTGTCTTAACTATTCTGGCTGTTACTTTGCCTTGATCTTCTGTCCAAGCACGATATAAAGCTCTACCTTTTTGCTTGTCTTGACCTTTCATATTATTAGATCCACCTAAGGAATTGATAAAATGAATGCTTGCTTGTGGGTTTAAACTTTCAGATGGGTCAGATCCATTAGGATTTTTGCGTCCAGCAGTTTCATAAATAGCACCACCAGCTGTGGTATTGGCTATATAAAATGCCGCTCTAAATCCTTGCTTGTTTGCTTTGTTAAGTCCAGCACGATAAACAATTCCAGCTCTTGCTATTGATTGATCGTAATTAGGAAATGCCCTATATTTTCTATAACCTTTAGCACCAAATTCAGTTAAGTCAGCTAATGATTTAGTCCATCCTGATAAAACATCGTTGTTAGCAGGTAAATAACCTCTAGCAGTATTTCTGATAGGAATCATGGCTTCTTTAATATCTGCCTTCATCCTTGTGTTTAAATCGGGAGATATTTTACTCATAGCCTTCTGGAGTTGCTTAACGCCTGTTACGACTACGGGCATTTTTAATCTCCTTAGCTCTATCGCTGAGTACCTGCACGATTGCTCGTAGCATTTCTGAGTCCATATTTATAAACTCACTAGGCGCGATCCCTAGCTCTACAGATAAACTTGCTATCGCGTAGAGCGTAGAATCACGCTGTATTATTTTTTTTCTTCGTCTAATACCTCGACAGTTTCTAAGCTGTCAATAAACTCTGCACCAAATATAGGTACAGTTACGTTAGCCCTACGCAAGCACTCATGCGCTAAGAAATAAATCTCAGTTTGCCTTTCGTGATCGCGCAGGACTTTACTAATCCCAGCCTGATATCGTAATTCAAATGCGTACTCAACTCCCGGCGTTATTTTATGCTCAGATACTTCGCCGTTAGCCCTTGTAATCTTTAGCTTTGCCATTACTTCTCCTTATGCTGTGGTGTCTACTACGATAACACTTTGGCAGGTAAATGTAATTGACTGTGTGCTTATGTCGCCTACTGCGCCGTTTACATCCTGTGTGTTATTTACAAGCACTGTGGTTTGATACTCTGGGTTAGTTGCGCTAATTACTGCAGAAGTCTGCTTTAGTGTTAGCGGTACTGTAGTACCCCATGCAGCCTGCAGCGTAGCGTTTACGTTGCTTGCAGCTGTGTCATTTAAGAAGTCAATAGTGATAGTGCTAGCCTCTAGGCCTTTTGCAAACTTATGTGCGGTATCGCCCATAGCTGTTACTTCAAGCTCATCAAATGAGCGGTTAATTGTTACGGCTGTTACGTGATCGCTTAAAGCGACACTGTTCAGAGTAACAACAACGCCATTGCTTAAATAGATTGCCATTATTCGTTGTCCTCATCTTTTCTAGCCGCTGGTTTTTTAACCGCTGCTGGTTGGTCGGTAATCTGGCCTATCTTGACCAGAAACTTATATTCTTCTTCTGTAAATCCTTTGTAGCTCATGTTAACTCCAACTCGTTAGGATTGATACTGTTATCTCAGATACTAGCAAGTCGCCACTAGCTGCGTTGACTATGGCAGGTGCTGAAATAGTAGATATGTTTAGCACTAAAGATGATGTATTAAGTTTTGTTACGACTGCCAATATGTAATCTTCCATGCCTTGAAGTCCACCTTGATTATCTAAGGCTGGCTTAGTTATCAAAATCTTAAAGTTAGCCATAGGGCTTACAGTTATGTAATCATTATTGCTAGGTGTTAAGTAAGGATCGCTAGGTGTAACTACTACGCTGTTAGCCAGTAGTGTTGCCGGTGGAAATGAGAAAGTTGACCACACGCCTGCGTTTGCTAAGTCTGTTGCAAGTGTGCTGCGTAGTGTGGTGATTGCAGCTGGCATTAGCCGACCAGTGAGTTAGGACTAGAATACGGCTGGATGAGACCACGCACTCTGTTAATCAGCTGATAACCCATTCTGTATGGGCTTGCAGTGATCCCATCCATACCTACCCCACCAGTCTGAGAGACTTGTCTGGATTGCCAGATGTCAACGGCCACTATCATGGCACTTTCTCTTATGGCAGGAGTCGCAGTGTAAGCTTGTGATTTATGCTCTGGGCCAAGGGCTCGGCCGTATGGTTTGATAAAGTGAAATGGATCGTCTGAAGCTGTTTTTGCGTACTGAATAATAGAATAACCTGTAGGGTAATTGCTAAATTGTAATTGTGTAAATAATGCTGTGCCGATTGTTGCAGGCACTGTCGATCCTGGGAACGCGCCAGTTAATGTGTAAGTGCCGTTATAGGTAGAGCCACAATTAGACACTGTAATGCTCTGACCTACTACAAATATGCCAGGATTCGCAAGCACTAATGATGCAGTGTTATTGCTAATTGATGAGCCAATTACTGGTGCATCATTGTGCCATAAATAGCCTTGTATTAAATCCTCTGCCGCTTGGCAGCACTCTTCCACTGTAGCGTCACTGTATAAAGTGCCAATACCTAAATTACTGCGTAACTCTGCCATTGTTACCATTGCAGCTGCCATAGTGTCCTTTCTTAAAAAGCTCCCCTAGGGCTAGGGCTACTAAACCCTAGAGGATTATTAAATTAACTAACTTATTAGGTTAGGTTAAATCGGCGAACTCCACCAGCTACTAATACTTTAGTTGCTAGATAGCCGTAAATCATTGTTTCAATTTCACCAGATGTAACTACGTTTGTGCTTAGGCGTAGAATTGGTGATTCGTAAACTACGACTGATGACGGCACAATAATAAATGCTGATTCGTCAATAGTTGTGCTTACTACGTTTGCATCTACATAGAAATCCAAACCAAGCACGTTGCCACGTAGTGAACGTGGATTAACTTGTCCAGCTGCGTTCATTGGTTGAATTGCATTGTAAATAGGGCGATCAGAACTGTCTTTAGCACCTAACAATAAAGACCATTGTGATGTACCACCAACATAAGCTGTTGGTAATTCACCTGTTGCTAAATAAGCAGCTGGTACTTCTGTAGAAACGTATGAAATAATTCCGTTAGAAGAAGCTGCTACTGATGTAGCTTGTGTGCCAGAAGCAGTTAATTCTGCAATTACTGCTGCATCTGTTGCCTTGTTGTATGCACGTGTCATGTTTTCTAACATGGCTTGGAAGAATGCTGGAGATGAACGCTCTAATAACTCTATTGAGTAGCGTTGCATGCCTGCAAACTTATTAACAGTTGCATTTACGTATGCAGAAACAATACCTGTCTCAGATGGTGCTGCACCTTCGTTCGTGTCAGAAACACTAGAATTCGTAGAAATTTTTGGGTGACTTATGGTCATCCCGGATGCTGGAATTGCACGAGTACCGATTGCATCGATAGTTGGGCGTGATCCAATAAGTGTATCTACTATTTGTGGTGAGAAGATTGTTGGTGAAAATGCTGGGTTAGTTGAAAAGTCATCATCAGCAGCTGTAAGCATTTTAGATGCTTTTGCTTCTGCATGTAATACCCACTCGTTAGAATCTTGATTACCTAACTTTGCTTTGATTGAATGCTCTAAGTACTGAGCTTGTGTCTTAATTGGTGAGCGAGGCTCTGTATAGAATGATGCACTTATTGTTGGGCGTGCAGCCTCTACTGGAGCAACCTCTACCACTGGTACTGCTGTTGGCTCGGTGGTGTTGTCCACTTGTGCCTCACTTTCCGTAGTTGGTTGGATTGTTGCATCCGCTTCGCCTTCGCTAGCGGCAACTTTAGTTACTTGCGCTTCTGTAAATGCTGGTGATTCCACAAGGCTTACTTCTTTTAATTGTGCCTTGGTTACATAGATATAATCTTTTTTCTGTGATGATTTAATTACTTCTACACCTACAGACATACCTGAGATTAGATCTTCTGCTGCTAGTACTAGCGCATCTGATCCTTGCATGCTTGCGCTAATCTTAAAGCTAGCGTAGATGCCATCTTCTGCTTTATTAAACTTTTGCATGCGGCCTATTGGCTTATCTGCTTTGTGTTGCATCAGCATCTTGATCTTGCCAGGGTCGCCTATATCTATGGAATCTCTAGCAAACATAACAGGGCCAACACTCGTATTGCCTATTGCTTCATACGGCACTATCTTGCCGGCAATTATTCTGCGCTCTGTATCTGCGCTCTCTACAGCACTACTGAATGTAAGTAGCATTATCTTCACTTCCTTCTGGTGTCATGTTTTCCATTTCTTTAGCTTCCTCTATAGTTATTAAACCTAGAGATAACATTTTTTCTAACGCTTCTAGTCGCTTCATTGTGTCTGCACGTAAGAATGATTCTTCAATAGCAAATTTAACTACATGACCACGAGCTGTAATATCATCCATGCTTAGACGATCCTCTATTGCACAAATGTAAGGCTGCAAAGAATACGAGACAAACTCACGTCGGTTGTCAACAGAATTCTGATAGGTGTAACTGCCGTTCATGTCGGCTGAGATATAGATTGCTGGTACGTTCATGGCACGTGCAATTTGTGTAGCGAGATATTGCGATGCTTCGTTATACATCATATCTTTAGGACTAAATCCGACTGGCTCATAAGATAATGTGCTAGTTAGATACGCTGTGCTTCTATTTTGACGTGCAGATTTCCATGCAGCTAGTAATCCTTGTACTTGTGCTTCTGGCATATCTGCGCCGGTATTTTTTAAGAATCCTGTAGCCATAGGTGTTGCAGCAGATACAGCTGCAGCCTTTTCTAAATCTAATGCAGCTTGTATTGTGCGGCCTGACGTTTGTAATACGCCTTGTGTTAATCCTTGGAATGTAATAAGTGAACCAACACCGACCATAGGTACTTTTTGCTGATCAACCATGTAATATAAAATCTGTTGACCTAGTGCATCAGTTTGTGCAGTTACTCTAGTGTTTGCTACCCACTCAAATCGTGCAGGGCGTAAATCATCGGCATACACTTCTGTAATACGCCAGTATGCGCTGCCGTAGAAGATAAGTGAATCACAGGTGGCGGATATCGTAACGGATCGTGGCTGTCTAATATCTGGTTGCTCTACCCATAATGGTGATGCTAATTCTTCGCCTGTAGATTTTTTATATAATTTAAGTGGAAGATAGCCGACTACGCCTTTTATTAAATTAGCGCACCTGTTGACCGCTGGCACTTGACAAGCTAATGCGCGATCTATAGGGCCATAACCAAATGGTGTACCTATGCTGTTAAATCCGTAAGAATCTAACATAACGGCAGGGGCGTATTGCGCTTGGACTGTTTTATTAGTTTTAGTTATACCCAAAGCAGACAATAGACCCATATATATACTTTATACCATAAAAGGGATATATGGTGCAAGTTACGCAAATATCTGCGCGGTTTGTTGTGGGCGTGTCAACTGGCTTACGACCATAGCCAAAGATATTGCGGCTGTAACATCGCCAGCTGATTTTCTGCGTATTATGCGCCAGCCTGCATCATTAGTTTTAGCAGCACAGTTATTAAGGTGTTGTACTAGATCTTTCTGACCACTATGCACCATTCTGCCATTAGCCATAGCATCGGATAGATCCGAGCATGCCTGGTAAAACGCCTGACCAGATACATCTTGCAAGCGCCATCCGCTTTGCTCTAATCGAGTGGCTATTGATTGCGTGGCGTACTTGTCAAAGCAGATAATGTATGGATGATACTTACGTGCCCACTCGTTTATATCACTTGCCATCTTAACTTCATCTATTGCAATATCACTATGCCACAGTTGTGCAAGTCCGACAGCTATCTTGCCGTCTTTCATCTGACCCATAATTAACGCACCCGATCTTCTTGTCGGTGCAATATCAAAGGCCATTATAGTCATTGGCCCGACAGGGATCTCTAACGTACTGTCGCTGCATGCTTCTATACTTCCATAAACCCAAGGGCTGACTGCGCTGTCTACCCACTGGCATAACATCTCTGTGCGTGTAGCATCTATAGTGTTTGTGTTTACAGATTCTTCTAGTGTCTGCTCTGTAATTAAATGCCCTAATGCTGGGTTAGCCATAGCCCACGCTTTGCGATCATGTATCTTGCAGTGCTGTGGTGCGCTATATTCGTAATAACCTAGATTCTCTGGCGGATAAGACTTGCAACGCTCTACTAAATCGTTCAATGTTGTACTAAACCCATCACCAGCATTACTTGTCATTAAAGTCATGCTGTTAGGCCTTGCTCTAGTTACTGGTAATGCAGCTGTGTAGGCTTCTGGTGTCCATTCACGTAACTCATCTATGTATAAGAAATCTGAAGTCTTACCACGTGGTGCATCTCTTGTAGCTGCTGCTATTTCATAACGTGCGCCATTATTTAAGCTAATAGATTCTTGACCGTTGGCTAAACGTATTGCTCTTACTTGATCTTTTAGAAATTGATTGTCTTCTATTGTGTAAGCAACCTGCCTAAATGTATCTAATGCCATATTACGGTTAGAAGACATACCCAGCAAGTTCTTAGATTCCCATAGGAATAAATGCGACAGTATTAGCATACGTGCCAGGTGCGTCTTGCCGTTTTGACGGGCGACTAATACTAAAGCTGTTTTCTTACGCCACATACCAACATCATCTACAGCTAGTAGATCATCTAAGACCCAGCGTTGCCAGGGTATAAGCGGCATGCCAATTTTTACAGCTAAATCTGCAACTTCTTGTGATTTAGATAAACCTTTTAATAAAGGCGTGTGGATTCTAGGCTCAGTGCTGCCAATTAGCCCGATCCCTCGTAAGGGTTGTTTTACTTCCGTATCATTCTGCATCAAAGTT